TCCCATTTTGGAACTTCACCTTTAGCTACCATTTCAAGATATTCTTCAGGTTTTTTTGAGTAAACATCTTCCCATGTTAATTCATCATTTACCCAAGAATTTGAAATAACACTATCAGTATGTAATGGACTTGAATCATCAGGGATGATTGATGTGATTGTTGTATAATCTTTACCATTACCTGATTTCGTAACCCCTAGTGTGATAATTAAATCTCTACCTTGGTTAATATCTGTAATGTCCCCTTTGTTTTTAAATAAAGGTAATAATTTATCAAAAACACCTTCGTTCTTGTAATTATTTTTAAATCTCCAAAACTTTACACCATGACTTTCATTTTCTCTATCGATAACTTTTACGATGAAAAATTTTCTTGCTCTGTAATCTCTAGCAAGTGTTTTGTCTGATTCTAATCCAGACATCATAAGTGCGTCGTAAACTTCATTTAGTGGTGAACGTTTCCCTTCTTGTTTAGGATCGTATAATTTTAACCAATTACCATCCACTAAAACTTCATGGAAAAAAACTTCTACGAAAGGACTTTCTCCGTTTGCTGTGGGTAAAATCCTAATCTTTTTTTCTCCTGATGTCACACCCTTTGGTAAAATAGGTGCAAAATACTTTTGTAGTCTTTCCTCTTGAGGAATTTTGTTTGAGTTGCCGCTTGCGGCCTTGTTGTTTTTTTCGTACTGTTGAAGTACTGCATTTAATGTAGACATATTTAAAAAATTTTAATTAAAAAATCATACTGCAATTATAAGAAAAAAAAACCAAATTACAAAATTTGGTTTTAATTATTTTTCTTTAAAATTGTTTTTCTTTGTCATTCTAAACTTAGAAGGTAAATAAGTTGATTTAATGTACTCATCATTTCATCCCTTATGTTTAGTAAATCACTATCTTTTTCTGGATCTAAATCATTAGAAAATTCAATCAACGCATCAATACAAACAGAAATCATATTTTTTGGGTTCATTTCAGATAAATTAATAAGTTTTATCTGATTCGTTTCATCGTCTAATGTAAACCTACCATATTTTCCCATGGATACTTCAACAAAAGTATCAATTAGTCCACCTAATTTATCGTATGTGTCTCCAAAAGCTAAATGTCTTGATAACCCTTTAGTTTGCCAATGGTTTATTTTTAATTGGGTGTGTAACCCTAATAAAAAATTTACTTTAGAACTTAAATTCATCGTCATAATCTTGTTTATTAAAGGTATCTCTTATGGTTTCTTGAGAATAATTCTCAATGTCATTTTTTGTTAAAATGTATTCATTTTTTCCAGATGACCTCATTTGGTCTTGTTTCTGTGTGAAAAATTCTTGTGGATTTTGATTAAATGGATATGAATCTAAAGAACGCATTTGTAATCTTTCTTGTGGTGTAGGTTCTTTCACTTGTTCAATTTTAGCACCTAATTCATCAATCTTAGTTATAATATTATTCATACTAGCTAATTTGGATTCCAAATCATTTAATTTTGTGAATACATCATCCATTTTACCAATAACATCTTTATTCTCACCTTTAGTATTTTCAATGTCTGTTTTAATAGATTTAGTCATATTTACTAAATCTGTTATATCAATTTCTTCAGTATTTGAAACATCTGGTGGTGCAACTTCGGCACCAGTTGGTGGTACTCCACCTGCTTCTCCAGGTAATGCTCCAGTATCTGCCGGTAATTCACCAGTATCGGTTGGTAACCCTCCTGCTTCAGGTTCCGGTAATTCTTGCTCTTTCATAAGTTTTCTAGTGTACTTATTGATTTGATTAAATCTAGCAACTTCTTCTAATAATTTTTTTTCTAATTTCATAATATTAATCTTGTAATAATTGTCTTCCGTCTTCTGTTATGAATTTTTTATTAATTCTTTCAACAATACCATCTTTACTTGTGATAACATAACATTCACCTGTCTGTAAATCACACTCTTCTCTTTCCATGTTATTTTTAGTTACTTTTCTAGTATTACTGTTTGACATGTACTTATCTAAAGTTTTATTTATTTTTTCGTTTCCCATATTTTTTTATATATAAATATCATTCAAGAATAAAAAAATTAAGACATTCTAAAATAGATAACTTCACCATCATTAATTTTTAAATCTGACATTAATTTTGGTGACATACCCATACCATAATTATCTAATCTTGGCCCAACAGATATTGGTCCTTGAACTTTTATATCACCAATAGAACGATCTAATTGATATTCTGGTTCTAATATTAGTGTTTTATTATTTAATGGGTTTTTAAATTCTGTTTTTACATCTCTAATGTTTTTAGCATTTGCTACATTTAATTGGAATTTTAAATTATAAAATTTCATGTCAGAATTATTCACATCTGACCATAATACACCTGTTGCTATATTCATCAATGTATTTTCTTCTATTGGATAATTAACACCACCCATTTTTACTACGATTGTCCTTAACCATGTTCCATCATTATCAACTTTTTGTACTGATAACTCATTATCATAACCATTGTAAGGTACACCAAATTCAGTGATACCTACTTTTGGTGTAGTTTTGGTTATTTCTTCACCAGGAATTTTAACATCCCCTAAATTAGTTAAATATACATTACCATCATATTCTACTGAAGTAGTTTTTAAGTTTGTTTCTGTTTGTTGTTTTAATATCGCCTTTGCTCTATTTGAAATTTTATCGAACAATACACGATAACTCGCAATAAACGAATCTTTTGGATCTGGTAATGATGTATAAGGAATTCTAGTTCCAACAAAGTTTGTTGTGATTACATTATTCTTTATACTATGATTAACCTCACTGATATAATACGACCCCTTAAACATTGGAATATTTTTTAAATAAAAATACATTGTGGGTTGAATCATAACATTACCCATACATGATACGTCACATTTATAAGACGCTTGTTTATAATAATCAAATAAACCAATATCAACATTATATGCACCTGCACCAGATTCAGATCTAGCTAAGTTTTCTAAAACAACATACGATTCTGACGTATTTTTTAATGACGTTTGATCTAATGTAACTCCTTTAAATATTCCTTGATTTTGGTCACCAAAACTAACTTCAAAAGCAACAACTTTATTTGATTTACTCAAATCGTTAGTTGAAAAACTTTCTAAACATGTGGTGATTAATGGGTTGTTATTTACACTACCAATATAGAAACTATCATCAGAAAATTTATATTCTTTACTATATGATAAATCAAGACTTTTAGATGTATTACCAACTAATTGAAGTATAATTTTAGGTGATGATTCTTGATAGTCAACTTCTAAAAAAGTTCCAAATAAATTATTAGCAATAGTTTTGGATGGTAAAATTTTACTTTTATTTTTTAAATTAGTACCATAGAAATTTACATAAGAAGGTAATGCCCTCATATCTAATCCAGTACCTTGTATTAAAATAGAAATTGCTGAGTATAAATTAATATTAACATTTTTAGGGTCTAATAAATGAGTTATTTTATCGATGTTCAAATAAAACTTATCTCCGATATCTCTATTTGATTTATCTAAAATTAAAAACTCTTCTAATAAAAGTCTTTGTCCTATAGAATTTCCTGACGACCATTTATCATTAAATGATTTAAATGTATTATATAATTCAAGTTTTGTTTGGTCAGTATTATAACCTCTATATAAATTTACATAATTATCTTTTATTTTTAATGATTCATTTTTATATGAACTTAGTTTTTTAAATAAAAGATTAATAAAGTATTCTAATCTTCTTTCAGATCCTGTAGCGTAAATTCCATTACCATTACCACTAAATATTGATGTCTGTAAATACTGTTTAAACGCCACATTAGTATTTACTCCGCCTGATTTAACATAACCAGCATAAATTTGAACCATAGGTCGATATGCTATAATATTTTCCTCATTCAACTTAATATTATTAATAATGAAAAAATTATTATAATAACCATCAATATCTTCACCAATATAAAGTTTTATGAAATTTTGATTATTTAGTGTATTGTCAGTTGAATCAAAAGTTGATTCCTTAAAAAGTGATAACGTTTTTTTATAATTAAAAACTTCAGGTTGTGCTATTCCATAAAAAGTGTATGGGTCTATTTCTTTTGGATTAGCAACCGTAAATTTAATTAAATTTTGATTATTAAGAATATTTGATGTTATATATTCCGATTTAATCGTTTGTTTTTGTTTTATTAAAGTGAGTAATGGATCACCAGTAATTGTGGTATTTGTATCTTTATCTATTGTACATATATCTTTTAATAAATCTTGAAATTTTGGATAATTAACATTTAAAAATTTTTGATACGGAATTTCATAGTTACCATTTTCAGAAGCAAAGTCTAAAAACATTTCTTCAAATGATTCTAAAATTTTTGGATTAAATGTCCCAATTAAATCAATAACTTTTCTATAATTTGAATCAATAGAAAAAACATTATCAGTGGTAGAATTTGGAACATAATTTCTTGGATATTCAGAATAAGACGCGAATGTTTTTCCAGAAAACTCTGAAGTTATAAATTCATCACCCCAAAAGATTCTAATATTATATTGTTCAGCAAATGGAAATAATTCGTTATTCTTATTTTTTAAATCATTATTATTAAAACCATTAGAAGGTAATAAAGTATAATAATTTTGTGTTGGATTATATTCTGAATTATCAACATATACTGTCCAATAATTATTATTCTTTACTTCTTTTTTATGTATTATTTTATTTGAAATTGTTTGAGCACTGTATGATGTGTTTCCTGAACTTACATTATAATGAGCATACCCATTTACTATTTGATGGAAGATAGCTTGGTAAAATGGGTTAATACCCACATTAGTATCGTGTGTTACTGTTGTTGAATTTATTGTAAATGTAGTATATGTTGTACCAGTATAATCACCATCAAAAAATGTCGTACCTGTTATGGGTTGTGTTATATTATTTGAATTCAAAAAACCATCTAAAATATCTATATTATTTTTTATTTTATTTTTATAACGATGATAAATTGACCCCCACTTTAACATTAAATGATATGGTATAAAATGTGTGGATGATATTTCTCTAAACAATGATGACATTAATATAGACCTACCATTAAATGTTATATTGTCTTCCAAATCAAGAAAGGGTAAAGAATTTAATAATAGATATGCTGATCCACTATATTTACCTTCGTCTTTTTTATTAATAAAGTCAGTATAAAGTTGTTTATGGAAATATGGTGTATTTAAAATATTTATATTGTCATTACCATTTTTAATACCATGTAAAAACATATTTTTTACATATGGGGTTTTAACCCATGATTCTGAATTAACAGGTGAACATATGAAACCTTGATTTGGATTCACGGTTAAAATACCATCAAAAATAAAATTGTTATCAGTAAATGATGAAACATCTAAGTAATCTAAATATATATCTGAATTAAATGGGTATATATTTTTTCTATATGGTTCTGGAACATATCTCAATAATTCTGAATTTAATTCATCTTTCTTAAATGAATTTGATGATTTTGAAATGTTACTATATTTTTCGAAATAAAATGGATATTCAATAATGTCTTTCAGATAGGATATGGTTGGTAAATTATCTCTAAAATATTGGAACCTATCATTTGGTGATGAATCCACAAGAAATCCATCTAATACTTTACTATCTGTTGAAATAGAAATTAATGAATCTATTGTTTTTAAGTTTTTCATCAATTGAATTAAATCAATATTTCCTTCAATAGATTCTATTATATTTTCATATTCTTCATCAACTAAATACCTTAAAAAAGTATTATTAAAAGAATCAAATAATGTTATATATTTTGCTCTTTCATATATTTCATAAATAAATGACGCGAATGTTTTATCAACATATGGTAAATTTTTATTTACCACATCGATACCACTTATATCATCAATTTTATTCTCATCAAAATCACTCTCAAATATATAGTTTATGTCATTAGTTGTTGGTTCATTTTTAACATTAGTATCAATTCTGTTGGTCACTATTTTAATAAACTCTTCAACAAAATCTACTTCAGGCCATATATTTTTATCATTTGATTTTAATTTTTCAATTAAGTCTACTTCTCCAGGGTATGATAATACATTTTGTTTACACCCTACATTTGGTCTTTTTACTTCCGGCCATGGGTATATTGGTAATGTATTTTTACTTTGTTCATTAGTTAGACCATATAATAAATTTGATCTAACATTTCCATTATCAAAAGACCTATTATGGACATCTTTCATTAACCTAATATACACATCAGCGTTTGCTAAAATAACAGCTAATATGTTACGAATGGTCGGTTCAAATCCAAATCCTTTAGACGGGTCTTTGATGATTTCATTCATTTTTAATTCAACTTCATTTTGAAGTTTATTTTTTTGTTCATCAAACGATTGTCTAACTTTATAGATGTCATTAATTAAATTATCAATACCTACAATTACTTTATTAGTCGAATCCTTCTCATAATAATCTTTAATTGATTTGACACTTTTTAATGTCACTTTTTTAAAATCAGAATTTGTTTTATTTGAAAAACTATTAACAGTATCTAATAATTTTGTTATTTGTTCAGTTCCGTTAATGATTAATTTTTCTAATGAACCATTTTTATTTTTATCAATTATTGTATCTAATTTTGTTTTATCAGAACCAACAATATAATACCAATTTTCAGATGATGTACTATTGTTTTGTAAAACTTTTGTTTTAACTGTATATTCTTTAGTTAAATTTTTACTTGCCCAAGCTTTAATTATGTTTTCAAAATTTTCAATTTCTTTTTCTAAATCTTTAACACCAGATAAAACTTTCATATCCACAACATTTTTAAAAATTTCTTTTTCTAAAATTTTATCTAATGATTCTGCAATATATCCTAACTCTTTTAGAGTTTTAACTGGCATATCTTTTGGTACTAAGTTTTTTTGTTTGTATTCATTAAAAATTGATGTTAATATAGAATAACCTTTTGACCCTTTTGATACATATTTTTCGTATCTACCTGTTGATTCATTAAATTTTTTGTTTTCAACTTTTTCATTTAAAAACATATATGGTGAATTAACCAACTGAGATAATGTTATATCACTTAGAAAAGCATACGTTGATCCAACAAAAGTTGTTGTTACCTCAAAATTACCATTTGAATCGTTAAATCTAGAACTAAATTTAATCATATGTAAACGATACCTAATCGCTTTACCATAAAATCCTTTTACTGTTAAATAAAAAATTGGCCAAGGTAAATGAAAAAATGCCTTATATGGTGAATTAGATGCTGATTCAAATAATACTTTACCTCTAACATCAACAAAATTAATAGTTACTTGTGGTATGAAATTTGCACCTTTTATATTAATACTTATTGAATCTATACCAAAGTTTTGACCAGATTTATCTGATAAAAAATAATCATCATTTTCTTTTGTTGAATTATTTAATTCGGGTATACCCACAAAAGAATCAGTATATGATGTATCAAAATCACCGTCACCTGTTTGTGATCTTAAAAAATTAAGATTACCTTTAGCTATGTTTGTTAAAGTTGAGCCTTGGTCTTTTGATACAAGAATAGATCTTGGAACTAAATCGGCCTCTAAATTAACATACATAACCAAATTTTCTTGTTTGAAATTTCTTGGTTGTACTTTACCATCATTATCTACTATACTATTTGGGTCAATATATATTAAATTATTTTGGTCTACTTTTACTAAAATATTTTCATTACTATTTAAATCGTTATTCGCCATAATATAAATTATATAATTCTATGTTCCTATTATAATCTTGTAATGTAGTAATTAATGGAAAAGGTATTCTTAATAAAGAATTATTTGGTATCATAAATTCGATACTACCTACAAATGGATTTGATAATAATATTAACCAACCAAATGTTGGTGTATTATAATATTCTTGCGATATTTTATCTAATCTATCTTTTCCTTTTTTATATAAAAAATATTTATCTGTTGTTTTAATAGGTATTTCAATTCCAGGTACTATCTTGAATTCACTATCTTCAACAAAAAATTGATATCTATTAAAATATTCTCTTGCCATTATTTTTTAGTTTTATAAAAATTTAGTTTAGTTGTCACTTCAAAAGAATCTGAATTTATTTTCTTAATCTCTTCTTTTATATTCTCGTTTGTATCTGTAGATTCTGTTATGTTAAACTTTATCACGTTAGAATTTTTTCTCTGAGGAATTTTACTGAATTTAAAATCTTTCTGTTTAGGTTTTTCAAGAAAATCTTCAATCCTTTTTCTAATTTTAACTCTTACATTTTCAGGAAAAACTATGGTATCTTTTTCATATTCTTTCATGATTAAATCAAGAAATGGTACACTATTAATAGAATTGTTTAATAATACTTTTATGATTTTTTTAAAATCATTATCCAAAATAATAGGGTTATAAAAATCTATAGTTGTTGTTAAGTCATTATATAATTTAAAAGTATTTTTTTCAATATACTCAATACAAGAAGAATATTCGTTGTATATAATATCGTATGTGAATCCTGACAACATTGCAGATGTAACTATTTCTCCTGAAATTTTACTATCCTTCCCAAACTTAACAACATAATTAAGTTTATCTAATGTTGATATTAGATTGTTTCTTGTTTTTTCTAATTCTTGGAATGGATTTTTATCTACTAAATAATTTATTATTTTTTCAGTATATGAAACAATATATGGTGTTATAAATTGATTAGACCTTGTAACTTTTGCTGGTGATAAATCTTTATCCAAATTAAACATTTCAGATAAATTAGTTGTATTTATTTTCCCTACTAATGATTCCAATAAACCTCTTTTTAATACTGATAAGTCTTTATTTTTTTTATAATTACCAAATAGTGATATAGTTTTTCCTGGTGTATTAGATGTTGTTGTATAAACATCATATTGATGTATTGGTCTATACAAAGTATCAAACAACAATCTACCAATCTCTAATCCATATGTCGGTATTAACTTATTATATAATGTCTCATAAGTCTTTAAATATTGTTCAGTATATAAGAAAATATCATTAATGTATTGGGTATATTCTAATGTATTATTTTTTGTATCTAACAACCCAATATATTTTCCTTCACTTATTTTATTTACATTTTGTGTTTCTGTTTTTTGTGTAGGTTTATTTCTTAATTCATATAATTCAGTTAAAAAATCTTTTGTAAATTCTTCTGTTGTTTTACCATCAATCTTTTCATTAGTAGTTATTGATCTTTCATCATACATTTCAGTATTAGCAAAGAAATTTGATGATAACGCATTTTGTAGTTTTTCTATTGGTTTTGATAATCCTTGACCTCCAATAAATGCGATTGAACATGATACATTTGCAATCATTGGTTGCATTCCAATACCTTCAGGGTTCATATCCCATGTACTATCATCATATGTAATATTAACATCTCTTATTATAATTTTAGAATGATAAAAATCACCTATTCTTAAAATACTTACAGGTGGTGGTCCAAATGATGTATTTCTAGCAGTTAAATCACTTTCATCAACAATACCTTTAACTGGTATCGTATCTCCAGGTCTAATACATTGAAGCATAAATGTTAAACGAGAATTAAGACCTTCTGGTGTTGTTGAATGAAAAGCGGGATGAAAATATTTTAATTTTTCTTTTAAAGATTTAAAAACAATTGGAGAATTTTCTTCAAGTTTTTTAAAATAATAACATTCCGATAATGTTTTCATAATTATCCTTTTAAGAGGATCAATTAATGGTTTATTTGTTGGTGAATCTATAATAATGTCAGGTCCAGGTGTTATTATTGTAACTGGTTCAGGTGGTACTATTGGTTCTGGTGGTACAACTTCAACTTCACTATATTTTAATGTAACTTTAGATTGTCTACAAAAAAAAGCAATTGGTGAATTTGTTTTTAATCCTTTAACAACAGAAAATTCTTTTCCAATACAATTAGTTTCAGGTGAGTTACCCGTAAATTTCTCACCATAATTTACAGTATTTATAATTACATTTCCTTGATTATTTTCATAACCAAATTCACTTAATTTAAATTGTCTTATAATTTTTATTGGTTGTCCTTTTGTAACTACAGTTAAATCAGGAGTATTTTGGTCGGCTGGTTTTGATTCTGATTCACTAATGCTTTTAATCCATTTTTTTTCTAAATCAGGTACTTTACCATTACTAATTCTTTGAAAAAAATCATTTATAATACTTGAACTTCTTCTTAATGAAAGTTTTTCGTTATATAATTCTGAAGCAAGAGATGATGCTGACGATTCTATTGTTATTGTGATATTATTTATTTTTTTTGTTAATATTTTTTGTTTTAATATTTCACTTTTTTCTGTATAATTTAAAAATTGGTCGTTAGATTCTATAAATGCAAGGTCTAACTTTACTACTTGTTCATTTACTTTATCTGTTGTTATAACTGTATTTGGGTCACCAAATACATATGATATTTCATTTTTTAATTGATTTGTTCGTGTTAATCCTGTTATACTTTTTAAATCATTATTCAAGTCTAATAAAACTTTATCTTTTTTACCATAAAAAGATTGGAATGATGGACCATATTGTGTATTAACATAAACAGTTTGTAAGTTTGGACCAGGGTAATCATTATCAAATTTTAAATTAAATGAATTTGTTATTTCACTTACTTTGTTATTATTGTTTGTTGGTTGTTGTGGAACTTCAACTGGACTTAAAACACTTTTTTGTGTTTTTATAACTTGAGTGTCTTTAGATTTTTCAAGATATGAAAGTATTAATTTAATATCGTCAGCATCTAAATAAGTATATTTTCTAATTAAATCATAAAAATCTAATTGTTCACATCCAGAAAAAAAAGATTTAATATAATTTTCAGATTCTTCATCACTCATATTAGTAAAATGTTCTCTTACTAACAAATTTAATATACTAGGATGGTCAACAACAATCTTAAATGATAATTGACCAGTTCTTGATGTATCTTGATACGTATAAATTGGTTCAGGTCTTCCAAGGAATGTATTATCTGACCATCTAGCACTATTACTCTCAGTAATTTTTAAATCATATGGTGGGAACCACATTACTCTGCCACCGTTTGGTCCTCTCTCACAATAAGGTAAATCATTATATGTAAAACCTTGTTTATTTGAACTTTTCCAAGCCAAATTTTCAATAGAGAACATATATTTTTTTGCATAAAAACCATCACCTTGTTTAAAAATATTTGTTGATGTTCCTTCGAATTCTTTATTACCATTAGAAACAGGTGCTATATTTAAATTCCACGGAGTTGAGATAACACTATCTTCAAATTTACGAATATTTCCGGTTCTTTTCATCGTGTCGGAATAATTCATATAAGACCTGTCTTTAGTCCAAACTCTACAATATTCTATACCTGTGGGTTGTTTTGTATATTTATCCACATATTGTACTGCAGAACCTCTTGACAACATTTTATCACCTTCTTTGAAGATTCTACTTGTTTGGTCAATTACGTTCCCTACATGAGATTTAGAAGATAAACCATCTTTTGGCATACTATCTAAAATTTGTTGTGTTTTACCTAAAATAGAATCTTCTCTAAAACCATATTTTGTTGATAAAGAATCATTTAATTCTGTAGATTCTTGATCCCATTCATTATTATATAAACCTAATTTATTAATTGAATTTTTACTTATCCAAGTTAGAGGTCCACTAATACTTCCTCCTTCAGAAATATTTTTTGTTCTTTCAAATAAATTTGCGGAAATTGGGTCAAACATTAAACTTAAGTAATATGTACTTCTAATGATGTTACCATTTAAATCTGCAGTTGCGTATTTAACATCATCACTTCTATCATCACCAATATAAGCCACACCACTAGGTGCTTCAACACCTAAAATATTTTTTACATCTTTTGAAACATTATCAATAAAGTTTAAAATTTTTGAAGATTGCTGTGACCTTGCTCTTGTTGTATAATTTGGTGAATATTTTGAATATGAAAGATTATTAAATAATGATTGTTTTTGACCATCACCCATATATTGAATCATAAGGTCAGATGGTTTGGTTGCTATTCTTCTTTTTTTATCGTTATTAAACAATAACCCTATAGAACTTAATTGAGTTCCGTTTTCAATAGGGTTATTTGGATTAGTTAAATAATCACCAGGTATTGTACTAAATGGTACTTCAACACCTGCAACAGTCTGTAAGAAATCTACTCCTTTACCTATTAAACTTTTAGATACCGTTATTTTATAATTTTTTTCAATAAAAGGTTCTTTACCTGTTACTATACCTATTGCAGTTGATAAATTACCATTCAAAGCATCAATAAGATTCACTCTACCTAATGTTGAGGTAATTAAGTTTTGTCTTATCCTTGATAAAACAGGACCCTCTTTATTTTCTCTAATATTTTTAACGGCAAATTTCATTAATTTTGAATCATTATCAAATTTTTTTCCTGTCATAATACCAACTAAACCAGTATCTACTCTTGTGAATGAATCAATATATCCAGAATATACTTTACCGTTATTACTTAATTGTAAATTTAAACTAGATAAATTTACATATTCATTGAATTTATCATATTGAAATAAATTAAGACCAAAACTATCTTTAAAAAATTTATTCCAATTTGTTTTTACGTCTCCAGGGTCTATGTTGGGTAATACATTGATAGAACGTACACGATAATTAGCTTCCGTAAAGGTCTGTGGACCATTAGGTCTTTTAAGTGTTTTGTCAATTAAAAAATCTCTAAATTCTTTAGTATTTTTAAAATTTAATTTACTTTCTATCATTTCATTTATTTTTAATTACCATATGGTTTACTACCGTATCCAAAAAAATTATTAAATTTATCATTAAACGTTTCAACTGCTTTAGGATTTCTAAACGTCTTATTTATTAATTCGTCGTTTCCAACATCATTATTAAATGTGTGAATATGATTTATTGTCATATTTTTTACTGTTCTATTTTCCATTGATGATAAACTTTTAACATCAAATAAATTTTCAAAAAGACTTGACATATCATTAGTAATTCCTTCTAAAGTACCACTAAATGGAATTTTTTTACCAACTGGATTTATCATATCACTAAGTCCTTTAATATATTCATCAGCATTTTGTAAAGGTATTCGTGCTGCAGATGCGAATCTAACTTTTAACATTGTAGTTATTTCACGTACACTAAGTTCTAATTGTTGTGTTGCTGAATATTGTTCTCTAGCGATTTCTTCAGGTGATAACGTTTCAAAATATTTTTGATTTTCAAGAAGAGCAGCCGCAGTGTTTTGGTCTAAATTTTCCAAAGCGACTCTGGTTTCTTCAATACCTAATTTTTGTGCTAATGATTGAGGAATGTCGATAACCATTTTACCACCTTCCATTCTTGATATATTAGTTAAAAATTCTTTTTCTTTATCTTCTAATTTTAATCCACTTGATAATAAGTCAATTGCTGCAGATGATCTTTCAGCTGCTGCAATTGCTCCATTAGCTAATTCATTATATGAAATACCTAATTCGTTTGCTAAATCTTTTGCCCTTCTTAAATTAATTCCTGTTATTTCAAATCTACCTTGTTCTGTATTATATGTTGCCAACGAACCAGCAACCCCAATTAACGCATCTTGTAATCCTTCAACATTATTTGTTGCCATATACATTAATTTTAATGGGTCATTTAAATCACCAACTGCACCACCAATTGCTTGTAAATTGGCTGATAATTCTATTGCCCCTTCTGGACTAAATACTTTTTCTGCTAATTGAAACGCGGATTCCATTCCCATTCTAAATTCAATAGATTTTTGAACCATTTTACTAAGTCCGTTTATACCATTTTGAAAACCATATTGATTTATTTTACTTAAATTAGTTTGAGTTTCAGACACAACTTTTCTTGCTTGTAAACCAATATTTAAAGATGATTGACCAATTTTATTTATATTGTCAAAAGCCTCTTCGTTACCAATACCTAATAATTCAAAATCTCTAACTAATTTTGCAGAATTTTCTAAGTCACCAATAAATGCTCTTGACGTTACAGCCATTTTTTCCATAGTTTCTTTATTAACTAATGAAAAACGACCTGTTTGTTCCATAGTTTTTATTACAGTACTGCTTAAATCTTCAAAACTGTAACCCATGGATTCAACTGATGGAAGAGACTCCATTATTTCATTTCTGAAATCTCTAGATAATTGTCCAGAAATTCCTATAGATGAATTAATATCGTTTCTTAATTTAACTTCTTTTTCTAAAATATCAACACCCCCATCAAATACAGATTCAACTATTCCACCAAGAATTTTTTTTACACTTGTCCCAAACTCATTTTCTTTTTCTTTTTCACTTTTATCTGATGTCAATATACCAACTAAACTATTAATTGCTCCTGCCAATAATTCAGGTTTTTCACTAATAAATGAACTTGAGGCAACACTATAATTAAGACTTTGTATACCTGTTACTTTTTCTGTAAATCCTTTATAGTCGATTTTACTTGAATTATTTTTATTTCTTTCTTCATTTCTATATTCATCCAAAGCATTCATTGCTAAAGTTTGGTCATCTACACTATTGTTAGTGTAACTACTAATAGCTTGACTATATTTATCAACATCTCCTTTATATTTTTTAATTTCTTGTAAATAAAAAGATTTACTTTGATTTGCCATTATTTTAATTTATAACAATAAATACTATTTTATATTATTTTCTATCTCAACAATATAATTTATATAATATCTTCTAACATAAATTGGCATAAGAAGTATGTCGTTGTACGCAAAACCTTTCTTTACTAAGAATAAAATTTCATCTAATTGTCCTTTTTTATAATCCGTAGAAAGGGCGAAAAAACTCAACCCCAAATCCAACTTCAACTTGTACGGACTCTCCTGATGGGGATTTAACACTTCTTTTCAGGTCTAATCCTGGGGTATTATCTTTCACATATTTTTTAAAATCTTGTGAATCTTTGATTGGTAATCTTTCAACAAATTGATGTATATTCATCATTTCTCTATTACCAGCTACTGATTTTATCATCATTTCAAGTTGTTTTGTTACTATTGGTGCAACACCAACACCTTTCCAACTTTTTTCTATTTCGTTAATTTGTGTTAATTGTTTTTTTGTTAAAAATTTAAAAGTTATATCAACATCACATTTTTCCATATGATATTTAAATTCACCGTTTGAATCAGGTTCTAAGTTAAAATCTTTAAATTTTACTTCACTAATATCAATAGTTGATTTAAATTCTTCATTTGTTTTAGGATCACTTAAGTAAAATGTATATTCAGAACCAAAAGCAGTGTTTCTTAAAAACAATAAAATAGCTTGTCTATCTTCATCTACTAAATCATCAATTAAAAAATCTTTATCTAATATTTTTCTTTTCAAAAGTTCATCAACAACCATATTAGTTGATATTAAGTTTTGTGCTGATAAAATATTTTCATCAGATGCTGTTAAATAAGCAACTCTTAACGACTTTTTTTTATTTTCGTAATGAATACCTCTTGAAGGTAATTCAACAATGTCATAAGAAATAGTCGGATCTATTTTATATTCTTCCATTTTTATTTTTTTTTATAAATAATAAATACGAAATTTAATTAACTATGTAAATTTTAATTAAAAAAAAATTCCTATAAATAAATTTATAGGAATCTTAATATTTTTAATTAATATATAAAATTAAATATTAAAATACTTGAATACATCTATCCATTCTTAATGAACAAGTTATATTTGCAATATCATCTCTTGAATAGTCAAGATCACCAAAATTTAAATCCGTTATAAAACAACCTTCTAAAATCCATTTTTCAACAACAACACCAGTTGGATCTAACATTTCTAATTCAACTTGTTGTTTATAACCAGCAGCATATCCCATACGTCCTGTAACAGATTCTGCGTGTAATCGAAACCATTCCATTAATGCTTGTGAAGCTGATGGTCCAATAGGGTCTCTAAAAGTGACTCTAATCTCAGCCCAAGTGAATCTACCGGCAACATATGTTGATGTATTTAAAAATGGAATTTCAACTGCATTAATTTTTGCACTAGGTCTAGACGTTGAAGACACATACCATTCGTTTATACCTAAGCTAGATGGAAAACGAAGAATAAATCTATTTTGTCTTTTTGGTTCATATGGAACCGGCATTTTCATTAGTAAATCAGCCATATTTATTTCTATTAATTTTTATTAATTTATTATTACTTAGTTATAAATATATGATTTTATAAAAAAATAAAAAAATTAGTTGATATTTCAATTTATTTTTTATATTTTTGCACTAGAGATCCTAGATACTAGAGATCCTAGATACTAGAGATCCTAGATACTAGAGATCCTAGA